TTCCCGCCGGGCACGATCCATCTGCCCGACTGGATCGAGAGCGAGTGGCTGCGCCAGCTCACCGCCGAGCAGCTGGTCACCGTGCGCAACCGGCGCGGCTTCGCCCGGCTCGAATGGCAGAAGCTGCGCGAGAGGAACGAGGCGCTCGACTGCCGGGTCTACGCCCGCGCCGCCGCCTGGATCGCCGGCGCCGATCGCTGGCCCGACGAGAAATGGCGCGACCTCGAGGATCAGCTCGGGGCCGCCCCCAACGACACCGATCCCGCCGGGCAGATCAACCGGCCGGGACAGGCCCCGCAGGGCAAGCGCCGCTCCGACTGGCTCGGACGGCGCGGAGGATGGTTCTGATGACGGACTGGACGGAAACCGAGCTCTCGGCGCTGCGCCGCGCCTATGCCACCGGCACGACCCGGGTCACCTATGACGGCAGAACGGTAGAATACGCCTCGGCCGCCGATCTGCTGTCACGGATCCGCACGCTCGAACAGGCTCTCGCCAGTTCCTCGCGGCCGCTGCCGCTCGCAGGTCTCGCCGGCTTCTCGCGCGGGGATCGCTGATGGCGCTCGGCTGGTTCGACCGGGCGCTGGGCTGGATCGCGCCACGGATGGCCACGCGCCGCGTGCTGGCGCGTGAGGCCTTCGCAAGCCTCGCCCGCGGCTATGACGGCGCAGCGCGCGGACGACGCACCGAGGGCTGGCGCGCCACCGGCGCTTCGGCCGACGCCGAGATCGGTGTGGCCGGTCCGCTGCTGCGCGAGCGCATGCGCGATCTGGTGCGGAACAATCCGCACGCCGCGAAGGCGGTGGCGGTGCTCGTCAACAACATCGTGGGTGCCGGGATCATGCCGCGGTCGAGCAGCGGCGATGCGGCGCTCGATCGCCGGGTCGATGCGCTGTTCGAGCGCTGGTCGGCCGATTGCGACGCCGACGGTCAGCTCGACTTCTACGGTCTGCAGACGCTGGTCTGCCGCGAGATGATCGAAGCCGGTGAGGTGCTGGTGCGTCGCCGCCCGCGCCGGCCCGAGGACGGGCTCGTGGTGCCGCTGCAGCTGCAGGTGATCGAGGCCGACCTGCTCGATGCCGGCCGCCAAGGCGCTGCGGGTGCGGGGCGGATCGTCCAGGGGGTCGAGTTCGATGCGCTCGGGCGGCGCCGCGCCTACTGGCTCCACGCCGAGCATCCTGGCGATGGCTGGCAGATGGGCGGTGGCCGGCAGGGCAGCCGCCGAACGCCGGCTGAGGATATCGTCCACGTCTACGAGAAGCAGCGCACACAGGTGCGCGGCGTGCCCTGGGGCGCGCCGGCGATGCGCAGCTTGCGCGATCTCGACGACTACGAGGTCGCCGAGATTGTCCGGAAGAAGACCGAGGCCTGCGTGACCGCCATCGTGTTCGGCGACGACGAGGCGCAGCAGGGCATCGCTCCGTCGGTGGTCGATGCCGATGGCAACCGGGTCGAGCAGTTCGAGCCGGGGCTGATCGCCTACGCCCGGGGCGGGAAGGACATCCGTTTCAACCAGCCTGCCGCGACGGGCGGCTATGCTGAATACCGCCGCGCCAGCCTGCACACCATCGCCGCTGGCTTCCGCGTGCCCTACGAGCTGCTGACCGGCGATCTCTCCCAGGTGAACTACTCCTCCATCCGGGCGGGGCTGGTCGAGTTCCGCCGGATGATCGACGCTGTCCAGTGGCAGCTCTTCATTCCGATGCTCTGCACCCCGGTCTGGCGCTGGTTCACCGAGGCCGCATGGGCCGCGGGGCAGATCCCGACGCCGGAAGTGCCGGTCGAGTGGTCGCCGCCGCGCTTCGAGGCGGTCGATCCCTACAAGGATGCCATGGCCAACCTCATCGCGATCCGCTCGGGCACGATGACGCTGGCCGAGGCGATCGCGCGTGCCGGGCGAAATCCCGAGGCGGTTCTGGCCGAGATCGCCGCCACCAATGCCCGGCTCGATGCGCTCGGCCTCGTGCTCGACAGCGATCCGAGGCGGGTGAGCCGCACCGGCGGGGTGCAGGGCAGCGATCCGCTCGCCAACGACAGCGCACAGGAGTGAGAAAGAATGGAGACGACGATCGAGCTTCCGGCGCTGCGCCGGGCGGGCGAGCTGGCGCCCCACACCTTCGACCCTGCCGCACGCACCATCGAGGTGGTCTGGTCGACCGGCGCACGGGTACTGCGCCAGCGCTGGTTCGATGCACCCTATGACGAGGAGCTGAGCCTCGATCCGGCCCATGTCCGGCTCGAGCGGCTGAACGCGGGCGCGCCGTTCCTCAAGGTGCACGAGACCGACAAACTTGAGGCGATCATCGGCTCGGTGGTGCCCGGCTCGGCGCGGATCGAGCAGGGGCGCGGCCTCGCGCTGATCCGATTTTCCGAGCGTGCGGAGGTCGAGCCGATCTGGCGCGACATCGAGGCCGGGCACATCCGCGCGGTCTCGATCGGCTACCAGGTCCACCGCTACCAGGTGAGCCGGCCGGAGAACGGGCGCGAGCTTTGGCGCGCGATCGACTGGACCCCATTCGAGATCTCGGCCGTGCCGGTGGGCGCCGACCCGCAGGCCGGCTTCCGCAGCAACCCGACCCCCCATTCCCCGTGCGTCCTCGTCCGGCGGGACGCATCCCCACGTCCTGAAGGAGACCAGACCATGCACGAACCCGTTCACGATCCGATCGCCGCTGATGCGGCCGCCAGCGCCCCGCGCGAGGAGACCCGCGCGGCTGCCAGCGCCGTCGCTTCCGATGTTGCACACACCTCCGCGCCGCTGCGCGAGGCCGATGCCGGCTCGCCACCCGATGCCGAGGCGATTGCGCGCCGTGCCCGCGAGGAGGAGCGTGCGCGGGTCGCTGCGATCCACGACCTGGCAAACCGCCTGCGGCTCGAGCGCCGCTTCGCCGAGGATCTGGTCCGGCGTGGCACCCCGCTCGAGGAAGCGCGGCGGCTGATCCTCGACGAGCTTGCCGCGAGAGCCGAGGAGACGCGCAGCTTCCCCCATGTCGCGATCCCGCTCGGCGGGCGCGACGAGCGCGTCACCCGCCGCGAGGCGGTGACCAATGCGCTGCTGCACCGCTACAATCCTAGCCTGTTTCCGCTCGCAGAGGCTGCGCGGTCCTATCGCGGCATGACGCTCATGGAACTCGCGCGCGACAGCCTCGAACTGGCCGGCACCAGCACCCGCGGGCTCTCGCGCGACGAGGTGGCGACGCGCGCACTGCATTCGACCTCTGACTTTCCCGAGATCCTCGCTGCGGTTACCAATCGCACCCTGCGCCAGGCCTATGAGGCGGCACCGCGCACCTTCACCGCCTTCTGCCGCCAGGTCCTCGCCACTGACTTCAGAGCGATGCACCGCCTGCAGCTGGGCGAGGCGCCGCAGCTTCTGGAAGTGGCCGAGGGCGGCGAGTTCAAGCGCGGCACGATTGGAGAGAGCAAGGAGAGCTACCGGATCAAAAGTTATGGGCGGGTGGTGGCCATCACCCGCCAAGTGCTGATCAACGACGATCTGGACGCTTTCACGCGGATCCCGGCGATGTACGGCAATGCCATCGCCCAGCTGGAAAGCGATGTCGTCTGGGAGATCATCACCTCCAACCCGGCCATGGCCGACGGGCAGGCGCTGTTCCATGCCAGCCACAAGAACCTTGCCGCCACCGGCACGGCGCTCGATGTCGCCAGCCTCGGCGCAGCCCGGGCGGCGATGGCCAAGCAGACCGGGATCGACAGGAAGACGGTGCTCAACATCCGACCCTCCTTCCTGATCGTGCCGGCGGCGCTGGAACTGAAGGCCGAGCAGCTGCTGGCGCAGAACCTCGTGCCGGCCTCCAGCGGCAATGTCGTGCCGGCCTCGATCCGCACGCTGGTGCCGATTGCCGAGCCGCGTCTCGATGCCGCGAGCGAAACCGCCTGGTATCTGGCTGCCAGCCCCAACCAGATCGACACCATCGAGTATGCCTATCTCGAGGGGCAGCAGGGGCCGTACATCGAGACCCGGAACGGGTTCAATATCGACGGGGTCGAGATCAAGTGCAGAGTAGACTTCGGCGCCAAGGCGATCGACTGGCGCGGCCTCTTCAAGAACCCGGGCGCCTGATCCGGCCCCGTCTCTCACACCTACACCCGACGAGACGGGCTGACCTGACGGGCCGCCCACTCTTTCCAGGAGGATGAAGCATGAAAAACTACGTCCAGCCCGGCAACACCATCACGCTTGCCGCACCCTATGCCGTTGCTTCAGGCGACGGCCTGCTGGTGGGCGCCATCTTTGGCGTTGCCACCGGCGCTGCTGCTTCCGGTGACAATGTCGAGGCCGGGCTCGTCGGCGTCTACGATCTCGCCAAGGCGCCGAGCCAGGCGTGGAGCGTGGGCGCGAAGGTCTACTGGGACAACACCAACCGGCGCTGCACCACCACGGCTTCGGGGAATACGCTGATCGGCGTTGCCACCGAGGCGGTTCCCGGCGGGGCCGGTGATGTCGTCGGCCGGGTGCGGCTCAACGGCAGCTTCTGATGAGCGCCTTCGCCGCTGCGCTCGGCGTGCTCTTCGCCGATCCCAACCTTGCGCGCGATGGTCTCTGGCGTGCGGGCGGCAGCGGTGCGCCGGTGCCGGTGCGGGTGGTGCTGCGCCGTCCCGACCGGGTGGTTGGCTGGGGCGAGACCCGCCTCCATGCCGCAACCGCGCTCGCCGATCTGCGCATGGCCGAGGTGCCGGTGCTGGAACCGGGCGATGTCATCACGGTTGCCGGGCAGGACTGGATCGTCCAGGGCGAACCTCTGGGCGATGCCGAGCGCCTCGTGTGGACGGTTGAGCTGGTGCCACTATGAGGCTTCAGCTCACCACCATCGGCGCCCTCAGGCAGATCATGGCCGAGGAGGTGGCCGCGGCCGAGCAGGCGGTGAGCGGCGCCGTGGCCGAGGCGACCGCCGGGCTCAAGGACGAGCTGCGCACGCAGGTGACGGGCGCGGGTCTCGGAGCGCGGCTGGCGCGCACCTGGCGCTCGCAGGTCTGGCCCAAGGGCGAGGCGAGCCTCGGGGCGGCGGGGCTGGTGTGGTCGAAGGCGCCGCTGATCATCCGCGGCCATGCCGAGGGCGCGCTGATCCGCGCGCG